TACGCTTCTCTAAGGTTGTGCATCATAGGGTTTGACATAGCAATTTTTAAATTTTCATTAGCAAGAGTTACTCTTTGTGCCATACTCATGATATTAGGGTCGGCAACTGGGATAACATCTACTCTGTCATCAAAGTCAGTCTGTTTTACTGCTTGATCTGCACCATATACTGAATATGGGTAGATTGGAGGTAGATAAGTTCCAAATACTTTTGATAAAAGTCTAAATTCTCTTCTCATAGAATAGTAACAACGTTTATGAATAGCTGACATGACACGTGATCCACGCTCAAGTAAAGCAACAGTTGTTCCAACAGCTCTATTTTGTGCATCCCCTCCTACATCCATATTAGTTATGGCTGCAAATTTTTGCCCTGCATCAACAACAAATCCCATTAATTGGTATAATGTAGCTGAAGGTTCTTTAAATGGTAGAATTTGAAACTGATCTTTTATATTACCGCCTGGTGCATCTACATCTCTGAACTCTCCTGGCTGGAAGGGTTGGTCGTCATCTCTAATTCTTATACCTCTAGACTTAAATCCAGCAGGTAAGTTAGATAATGTTCCAGCATCTAACAATTGTCTTAGTGCTTGAGTAGCAGTTCTACTTAATCCACCAATCATATGCGTTAAACCAAAACCATAAAAGCCTAATCCTGGTAAAAATTTAAAATGTACAAAATATTCTTTTCTTTTTTTAGTTTCATCTGCCATATCGTAGTTACGGTAAATAGATAAAATCTCTCCTGAACCTTCATCAATAGTTACAATGTAAGGAACTTTAACTTCTTTTTCTGAATTATTATTTTCAAACTCTTCTAAGTTTAAATCTATATGCATCTCAAGAACTGAGTATGAATATTGTTTATCTGTTGAAGGTGTAACTCCTTCTAACTCTTGATACTTCTTTTCAATCTCTGTGGGTCCTGCTGCAGTAGGTTTAAGTTCTACTTCTCTATAAAATCCTCCTGCTTGTTTCTTTAAAATTTCGTTCTCTCCCATTTTGATAACATGGGTAATTCTTTCACATTCCATTAGATCACTTGCATAGTATGGAACTACTAAGTCTTCTGCAGGAACAAATTTAGATACCGCTCTTTGCATCACTTCATCATAATAAACTTTTTTAAATGCAGATCCTGCTAGTGCTAAATAAAATAATAGTTGATCAAATTCTGGAGTGTACTCTTCCATCTCTTCAGTGATCATGTAATTCATAAAATCTTGCACACGTTGTGCTTGATTTACTTTTAGGTCATCTTCCGCCCCCAGAACCCTAGCTCTTACGGGTCCTGAGGATGGAAGTAATTCTTTGTAGGCTTGTGCTTGAAATTGAGTTACTGCTTCTGATAAAAGTGGATGAGTCACGGATGCCGAACCTTTAAATGGTCTCGTCATCGTTATGTGTTTGATACCCAATAGATCTAGATTACTAGTATAACTAGTCTCCCAATCTGTTCTTGAGACTCTATCTTTCTTATAATCATCTAATAGCTGATTAGACATTCTTTGAAGAACGTCATCACCCATGTCCTCTGCTAAATTTTTAAAAAATTCGTCAGACGCACTTATTGCTTCATCAACAGTAGTAGGTTCCTCTCCCTCTATCTCGATGTCTACTTCTTCGGCATCAGGAGTGATTACTTCTTCTTCAATTGCTTTTTCAATTTCAGCCATTAATAAATACCATTAACAGATAATAGTCTTTTTATTCTTTCCTGCAAGTACAGCTCCTTGGCCTTTACCAGAAACTGCCATACCACCTGAATAAAGTTTCATCATCTTACCTTTTTTGGCACCACTGTTTTTAGCATTAATAGATCTAACTTTTTTATTGAAATCATCTTGTTTAGCTTTTCTTTTTTCAGCTCTAGTCATTGTATCGCTTGAAGAACTTTTATCAGATTTATCTCTGTTTTTATAAGTGATTTTATCTTTATAAAGTTTATCACCTTTTTGAATTGAACCATCATCTTGAACATAGATTGATTTTTCATTTCCTTTAGGCTTAACTGTTTTAACATCGCCAACGCTTCTGCTAGCACCCATGTCTTTAGTTAGGTTAGAAGGTCTTGCTAAAGTTTTTTCTCTAGCTTTTGAGCTTGAACTTTTTCCGCCTCTTCCTGAGTCAACATCAGCTGCGGCTGTCTTTTTAGCACCCATTAACTTAGACGCACCAAATAGTGCAGCTCCAGTCATAGCGGCTTTCTTTAATTTATTTCTTAGTCCCATGATTTTTTCCTTTGTTAATAATATACGTATTTACGTTCTTTATAACTTTCAACCTCGTCCTCGTCAGAATAAGTAGTTACGAAAGAACCTTGCCGGTATCTTATCATAGCTTGGGTGGTACTGTCCACATAATCATCATGCTCTCCATGAGGAAAAGCTGCACATTCCTCAATAACTTCATGAGCCCAATGTTCATCTCTTGGATACCAAACTTGTTTAGATTCGAATATAGGAGAACAGGCGTTGACCCGTGAGTGTTTGTCCTGCCCTCGTCCTGGAGTGTAATCCATAACAGGGATTCCCATTCTACGAAGTTCTTGTAATAAACTTTGTCCACTAGCTTTAGCTTCAATAATAATTGTCTCTGGACTCCAATACTTATATTGATCTAACGCTACCATTTTTAATTCTGGAAAATCCCATTTACCTTTAATAGCATCAATTAACATAATAGCATCAGGTGAGCCATCGTGAGGCTTGAATATTCCCCAAGTAGTAATAGCTGAGTAATCGGCTGTCTCTTTTTTACTGAACGCAGTATCATAAGATTGTATGACATGTTTTAACGCAGGAAGATCCTCGGACCACGGTTGCCACCATTCTCTTTTTAATATTGCGCCTTCCTCTGAAGTTGGATTTTGCATGTACTGTGCAGACCAATTTCTAATTGATATAGAAGCTTTAACTTTTTCTAATTCCTCTAGGTTCCAATATTCAGGCCAAACAGGTACCGGATTTTCTTCGTCACCTAAAAGAGCTGGAAAAGAAATTTTCTCCCACTTATCTGCCTTAGGTTCATTTTCTGATTTTATTAATCGACCAGTCAAATCATCTTGAGCCCATCTTGTCATTACAAGTACGATTGAGCCTCCAGGTTGTAAACGTTGTCTGGGGCCAGACAAGTACCAATCAAAAGTTCTCTCCATCGCACTATCGGACATTGAATCTTGTTCCGTGTGGGGATCGTCAATAATAAGTAAGTCCGCCCCTCGTCCTGTGATAGAACCGCCAACACCCGCTGCAAAGTATTCCCCACCTTGATTGGTCTCCCAACGTCCTTTTGCCTTACTATCTTCTCTTAGTCTAACATCTCCAAATATTTGTTTATAGTCTGGACTGTCAATTAAGTTTCTTACTTTAGCACCGAACCTTCCTGAAAGTTCTGCATTGTGTGATACCTGCATAATTTTCATCTTAGGGTTCTTTCCTATCATCCATGCAGGAAAGTATATGGATGCAAATTCTGATTTAGTATGACGGGGAGGCATATTAACAATGAGTCTCCCTTTTTTATTTTTTGATATTTTTGTAAACTCATGAGCAATATGTTGGTGGTGCCCCCATCTATCTGGGTCCCTATCAGTTTTACAAATAAAATCTGGCCACATATTTTTTACAAAATATAAAAAGTTATCCTGACATAATTTTATATGTTTAAGCCACACTTTTTCGAGCCTCTCTCGTAGCTGATCGGTGGTTAATAATTCTGTATCGGTCATCTATATTTACTATACACTCGGGTCCCCCAAAAAGAAACCCCTGTATTCTACAGCGACCCACTACATGTATCTGGCATGCAATGTTAAGGTAAAGTAAGTAACAGTCGGAAATTGACGGTTAGAAAATCGTTAAAAAAAAACTTTTGTTTTTTGGATCTTGACTGGTACCTCTAAGGGACCCGGGCCGTTAGGCCCGGGGTTAGGGAAAATTGTTTACTTTAAGTAGCTTAAAAAAGCTTTTTTTAATCTATTTCGCTCAGCGACTGTTATTTTTTTAGTCGTGTCAGCGAAATTATTAAAGCTATATTTTCTAAATATAGCCCACGCTTCACGGGCCTCGCATGGTGTACCAATTGATGACGCCATCAGCTTGCATTTTTCATTATGGTCCATGTTAAATACGGCATGACATAATTCATGTAGTACTACATGAAGCAAGTAGTTATAACCTCGATCGATTGCTTTTTCAGTGATCCAAATGTTTAGAGATCCGCCAACACCTAAAACATTTTCATGCCCTTGTGTAGGGTTACCGATCCGAACATTTATTCGAGGCAATTTAATACCTTGGTCTTTAGCTTCGTATAAAATACTAATTACTTTACGTCTTAAAATATACGTTGCATCATTCATTTTATTATTTTTTATTTGTTTTGTTCTCATTTTATTTTCCCTTTTTGTTAATTGTTTATTCTGTTAATCTATCCCACGTAAATAAGATAAGCAAGAAATAAATTAAAGTTATCCACACAACTTAAAGTTGTGTTTTGTTTACCTCCTTTTCTTCTTTTAT